GCCTCATAGGTTTGTTTGAAAATGTAGTTCCATGTATTAATAAATTTTTCTTGAGAGTATTTTTCTTCTATTTTCTTTCTTGCTGCATTACCCATTTTTAATCTTAACTCTTTATCTTCTAATAATTGTTTTAAATAAGATTTTAATTCTAATTCATCATTAGATAAAAATCCGTCTACACCGTGAGTAATTATTTGGGGGATTGCGCATGTAGCCGTACTTACGACGGGTTTACCACAAGCCATAGCCTCAAAAATTACCGTTGGAACCGTGCTGGCAGTGGACGAGTTGAAAAATATACTACAATCATTATATTCTTTGCACAAATCCTCTATCGATTGTGCCGGTAATGATACGCCCGGCGTATTGCCTATTAATTTATGTGGAAGATCATCTACAACTCGCTTCCATCCATAATAGTTGCAACAATAATCCCTATTAACAAAATCGTTAACGACGCTTAATATATACGGATTATCATTCTCTTGCCAAGTTGGATAAAAAATAGGATCTGTTGCATGATATGCAACATAAAAATCAGTTGGGCATTCCCATTCTTGGGCTGAATACTCTGTAATAAAAACATTTATATCACCCCAAAAATTTTTCATAAAATGAATTTGTTGTTCAGATAAATTATTTGTTGGAATTGTATGTTCTAAAAAAATAATAGGTATTTTTAACATGCCTTGAATTTGTTTAGCTACTTGTAATTGGCCAAATTTACTTTGTGCTAAAATAAAATCATAATCAATATGATTCATATAAGAAGTTGTATAATAATTTATTGGCTTTTTCGCATATTGCTCATCCCAAATTTTACAATTAGAATATCTAAATCCGTAAAAATCATGATTGGTTAACGCTAAAACTGATTGATATCTTTCATGAGTATCAAAAGTTAATATAGAATATTTCTCTTTTTTTTCTGTAGATTTATTAATAATATTAAGAGTTTGAGTACTCATTCAATTTGTCCTTTATTAATTTTCCTATAGTATTCAATGAAAATAAATGCGCCCTAGTTAAACCATCTTTTTTACATGTCAATTTGTTTTTATTTTCATAAGCTTTTCTCATGGCTTGCTTTATACCCTTTTCGGATGGGCAAATCCAGTGTTCGCGCGCTGTAAATATTTCTGGAAAAGCAGCGTCTTGGCAAATACACGGTGTTTCTACTCCATAAATTAAATATCCGGTGTTATTATTTCTAACGTCAATAAAATCTTTTGGCCCTCCAAAATTAGTACATATAGGAATGTTTCCAAAAGCCATTGCTTCAAAACTTGGTATAGACCATGCCTCGCCATGAGACGGGCATATAAAACAGTCACAGTATTGATGCAAAGAATACAACTGTTCTTCTGATAATCTTTCTGTAATAATTATATCTTGTTTGTATTCAGAAAGATCTTTATAAATTCTAAGTTTTTGTTTTTCTTGATTAGAAAATTGCTCAAATTCTTGACGAAGTTTATTTGAATCATATCCAAATTTATTGATTTTAAAAACTAATTTAGCATTATCGGTTTCGTCAAATTCAGAATGAAAAGCACGAATAATAGCCCCAAGGTTTTTTCTTTGATTCCAATCTCCAATATAATAAAACTTAAAACAATTATTTGCTTCGGGTAAATTTAAGTCAGGATATTTTTTGGTATATTTTTCTATATCAAAACAGTGTGGTATAACAGACACATTATTAAATCCGTCTACTTTCAAAGATCTTTGCAAATCATTATTTGGAACCCAAATTTCATCGACTAGTTTTAAATATTCGCACCAAGTTAAATTTTTAATGCTACTTGATTCAGAAGCTAAAAATGCAATATTTTTTTTATATTTATTTGTTCCAATTAAATGGTGTGGCAATACATGTTGTATACATATATCAATATTATCTGTAGATTTTTTTTCTAATTTTTCTATCTCTTTAGGAATTGAGTGGTCTTTAGTCAGCGTAACATTTCTACAAACAATATCAATATCCGCATCTTTTATTGCTAAAATATAATTTCTAGCGGCATCTGACCATCCTCCGCTTTCTCGATAATGTCCTATATACAAAACTTTCACTTGGTCATGCTCCTAATTCTATTTATTCTAGCTTGTTCCCACTGGTTTCTTCTATCGCATAATTGTCTCATTTGATCATACGCTACATCAAAACTAAAATCCTGTCTAAAGTTTAATCCATCAAAAACAGCAGAAGATTCATTAAAATATAAACCACCCACATTAGCAGTTGTTGATTTATACATTAGATCTCTAGCTAATCTAGATTCCATAAAGCTATTTAAACGCTCTGGTTCACACAACACATTTGTTATTAACCATTTTGCTAATTTATGAAAATCTGCATCTTTGGTGGCATCTATTTTTGATGCAGGAGTTTTAATTCTTGGTGGAGAACCCCATGTTTGCTCGAAAGGTTTTTGGGGTAGCTCATCGAAACATCGTTCCCATTGAGAACCGGTTTTTTCAATATTAAAATCTTGTTCGCATAGCCGCTTGGTATTTTTTGCCACCTCTAATCGTTGTTCTTTAGACAGTGTAAAAAATTGCTTGAACATTTCGCAAGCCAAGTCGTTGTCGGGAACGGCTCTCATACAACCCGTCTCTAATTCCTTGTAAAGAGCCTTTGGTTTAATTGTATAACCACCAAGCTCTCTTACCACGCTTTCCATTGCAGAATAATCTGTGCCCATAATAGGAATGCCACATGAAGCGGCTTCTACCATGGGAATTCCAAACCCCTCGCACTGGTATACCAAACCCGCAGGAGTTAGCATCGTATGGTCCTCGTCCACAGTTACGCAATAAACGTTGTCGTTGTATTTGATTTCATTTATTGTTTTTATTTGTAAGTAGTGTTGATTGCCATGGTAAAAATTCTTTGTGTTGTGCCTGTTGGTATAAAATTCGCCATTTTTAATGTCTCCATAAATTTCAAATCTATACTGTGGCTTTCTGTTATAACCATCTGCTTCTTGTTTTTTAACAACAAGCCTAACATTAAAACTAATTCTAAGTCTTCTTAAAATTTGTTTTAGCTGATTTGCTAGAGTTTTTGATATCGTACAGAAAATAGATATAGTAGACTCTCTTCTTGTGCAAGAATGTCCATCTCCCATAAATAAACCTTGTAAACACTCTTTTTGTTTATCGGGGGGAAGGTTCATGACCCACTCTGGAAATCTTTTATTTTCAAGCTTTCCACAATGATTTTTCATATATTCAACAAATGGCTTGTTAAAAATTTCTTTATTTAGAGCTTGTCTGTCTTTATAAAAATATGTTTTAACACCACCTTCACTAAAACGAGACATAACATTTTCACATAATTCATGACATTCGTTTTCTTTTACGTGAGACGTTATTTTAATAGCTCCACAACTTGCGTTTAAATTTGCGCTACCGTCAGCAACATACAACCCAAGCCACTTGCAAAATGCATGATCGACTATTAATTGCAAATCTTTTTTATCTGATAATATATTAATTTTATTAATATCATAAATTATATCATCAATAGGATAGCTAATTATATCTCCTGACTGCAATTGATCTGCTCTATATTTACCCATTTCTGGTAAATCTTTGCCGTTTCTAAAGCTATTGCCAATCTGTTCTCTAACAGATCTTTTGTTTTGAAATTCATTCTTTGTATAGGCTGGCATTTCATGATCTTGCGTGACTCTTAATGTTTCATAATCTCCACAAATTTGCGCTTCAAGCATTTTGCTGTGTTTACTTTTTTCTAAATTTATCCAGGTATGCGTTATTTTTTTCCATCTATTTTTGTGAGTCCATGCCAAATCGCCAATTTTTACTTCAGAAATTTTACACCAAATCTCTTTATTATCTCTTTTTATTTTTATTTCTTGGTCTTTGTGCAAACAATTTGCATATTGAACGTATAAATCAAATAAATTATAAACCTGCGCTAGATCGACATTGTTTAAACCGCGTTTAACATTAGATAGTGTAGATCCCCATCTGCCAGTAAATGGAGATTGAGCTACCGGTCCTCTAAAAAATGATGGAAAAAACTTGCCAGTCTCATGACAAATGTATGTAAATAAAACGTGAGATGACAAGTCGTTTTCTTGAAGCAGTTCTGGAATATCCCAACCAAGATCTGGATAGCTTGTATGACAATATAGATAAAATCTTTTGTCTATGGATTGATCTAAAAATTTACGAAACGCCTCAAACAAATCCGGATACAGCTTGCGTCTTTGATTGCGCATAACTGTTCCAATAATTTTAAAATTTGGATCTATTCCGTGCGATTGTTTGTGGGCGTCTTTATCCCATATTGGCTGAAATTCTTTTGATGCGCACGGTGGAGCAGAACCACGCCACTTAATTTTTCCGCCGGATTGTTCAGTTAAAATCTTGCCAGCCCAATTTGAATATGTAAAACAGGCATCGCATTGAGCGTAAGAAGCAATCCATTGGCGAGATTGTGGATAAGCATCTACCGTGGGCATCCATACTAAATGGTAATAGGGTCTAAATGGAGAAGTTTCTTCATGACTCATCATCCAAAAGTCTCTTATGTCGCAATTATGCACACACCAATTGGTTACATAAGAATTATCTACATCAACCTCTAAATTGTATACTTGACCAGTGTAATTTTCTTTCCTTACTCTTTGTACGGCAGCAACCATATGACCATTAATTATATGCGTTGTTCTTGGTCTTCTAGTCGGGTTTTCGCATAGTTCAAGTTTATTGATATCAAATTTTTGAACTATCTCGTGCAATAATCTTGCAGACTCTCCATATCCTTCAACACTATAGGCTTTTGAAGATTTATTAATAGAAACAGGAATATTTAAATCTACACATATTTGTCTTACTTCATAAGCCAAATGTTGCATTTTAGATGTAAAAGAAACCGTATTTGGTCTATAACAGCCATCTGATCTAAATAATCCCCTTAGTAGCCCCTGTTTGGTGGATATAGAACTATTAAATAGTTCCGCACAAATATGCTTATCTTCTTTTTTACCTATAAATTTTTCTAAAAATTCAGATAATAATACAGAATTACACGTTACATTAATACAGTTTTTTGCTTCAATTAAATTTAAGCTTGCAGGAATCCCAAAAATATTACAAAATAATTTAGCACAGTCTTCAGCAAAATTTATCTCATGAGCATTAAATGTTACACAAACACTTCCTTGATTTATTGATCCATCACCAATAATATAGCCTATTAGTACACCAAGTTCATAGTTCAATAAACAATTTTTATTTATTGGATTGCAATTTGTTATTTTGGTTGGATATATTTTATCATTTTTAATAATAAAATTAGATAAATAATTAGTTATATCAATTTCTGAAGATATATTAGCACTATTGTTTTTGGGCAGAATTACTAAGTCTCCAACTTTTATATCTTTAGCCGGAATAAATTCTGGACACATTCCATCGTAAATATCTTTGTATGATTTTTTTTGATTTGTTTGTCGTTTTTTTCTATAAGCATAAACCGGATGCTCTTCTGTTAGTTGCATATATTGAGAATCGCCACCGGCCTTTATTTTTATTATATCTCCGACATGCTGACGACGCATAGTTTTTGTAACGGATTGATATATTCCTTTATGACTCATTACTTTTTGTCCGACTTTAATTTCTTTAATTTGCTTATAGCCATTTTCAGTATGAATTAAAGTTTCAGGCGGAACACAAACAATATCTGGCATAAAATCAAGACAAACAGCTTCAAATGCCCATGCGCCAAATTGGTTGCTAGGATTTGAATTATATGCATCAAATTCTTCTTTACTAGTTTTTGGCTCAACCGAAGTATTTGGAGCAACCCCATAGTATTTCCACGGAGACGACATGCCACGCGGATCGTTTTTTTCTCCATAAGATGCTAATTCTGCTATTTCATATTTGCCAGTATTATGCAAATAATTTAATACCTCTCTTGTATAAATAGCATAACCAGTATTAAGAAAAGTTGCTTCACTACAAAATAATATTTTACGCTTCATTAATGTTTTCCGTCTGGCAACTAAAATCAAATTCGTTAATTCTAAAGATTACTCCTTCGTAACCATCTTCATCATCTTTCCATGTTTTAGCAGAACACTGGACCGCAATTTTAGATCCAGGTTCAGCAAATTTAGCAATAGTTTCTGCACCAGTATGATACGCCTCGAATGGTAAATATGTAACTACTTTTACCTTTTCGCCACTTTTTGCCTTTCTGTGCGAAATAACTTCAAGCTCAAATTGAATATAGCTAATGCCATCCGCCTTGTCTAGAGAGGGTTTTTCCGTAAAAAACCCAATAAAATTACAACTATTCATTATATCTCGTAAACCTTTTCAACAATTAGGCCGGGCTTATCTTTATTAACAAGCCCACAAATTAACAAATTATTTCCTTCGTACAAACAATATTCATACTGTTTCCGTGTCATTGGAAAAACTACAACATTATCTAATACACAGCTTTCGTCTTCAATTGTCAAAAAACTCATTAATTCGCCCTTACTTTTTCCATTTTTTACTTTGCACGTAGTCATTTTTTTGATTGTTGCTGCTACACACAAAAACTTTCCGGTTTTGCCATTGGAAATTTCTTTGCATGTTGTGTTAGCGGAAGACGTATCTGACGACTCGATACTGGAAATAGAAATTGGGCATCCGAATAGCTTTTTCTCTTGTGCAACAATCCAGGCCGGAGTATCTTCTAGTGAATATGGTGGCTCTTTAAGAAAGCTAATTTCGTTGTTTATAGCTTGCATTCTTTCAGTTTTAGATGTTCCCCCTCCCATCTTTTTGGTTGGGGCTAGATCTTGTAAGCACGACTCTAAATTACTCCACTGTTTGACTGGATACTGATCTTTAATCCATTTTAATTCAGCGTCTGTAAGACTAGAAAATATTTTATATTCGTATATAGCGCGATTTCTTGTTAATCCATTGTTATTAAAACAAAAAAATCCAGCATAACACAAGGCTTTAAATGCCGTGGCATTTATTTGTGTAGAAACGTATATCAAAATATCCATCCAAGAATATTGAGACAGGGGCTTTTTATCGCCATTTTTATCTTTAACATCTAGGTTATTTAGCAATTCAAATAGTTTATCGCCAGTGACTCCGGTTAAAGACTTAATACTTTTGATGCCAAACAGAATTTTTCTATCACCAATCTGTTTAAAATCTAAAGAAAAAAAAGACAGTTTTGGCGTAACAAATTCTATATCAAACAACTTTGCTTCGCTTACAAGTTCGGACACTTCTTCGTGCGGGTCTTGTTTTTCTTGCGCATATGTTAGGTAAGATACAAAGAACTTGGTGGTAAAATAAGCTTTGTAATATGCGCTTTGATACGCATTGATTGCATAAGACACCGCATGACTTGCGTTAAAAAGATATCTTGCGCTTTTTTTAATCCAGCTAAAAATCTCAATAGCAATATCATCAGGAACTATTCCGACTTTTTTACAACCGTCTATGAATTTTACTTCCACTTTATTCATAAGGTCGGCTTTTTTCTTACCAATAGCTTTTCGCAGATCATCAGCTTCTTCTAGAGTAAAACCGGCAAGTTTTTGGGCGATACGCATAACTTGTTCTTGGTATACAATAACGCCTTGAGTTACATCTAAAAACTCTTTTAATGAATTGTGAATATAATTAACGTCTTCAATTTTATGTTTTCTGTCAATATAATGCTGGGTCATAGATTTGCCATCTGTAATAGCCATCAAGCATCCTGGACGCAGCAAACTAATTAAAGCAGATAATTCTTGTATATTGTTTGGTTTTAACTTCTTTGACCAATTACGCCCGAGATTGCTTTCCAATTGGAATATACCCTTAGTTTTTCCTTCGGCAAAAAGCGCCCAAACTTTTGAGTCATTATAATTATTCATTTATTTTAAATTCCGAATTTAAATCAAAATTATTTGGTTTATATTTGGGGGGATTTTTTAAATCATAAGGATCTACAAAATTTAAATTATGCCATCTGCAAAAATTATTTGGATAAACACAAAAATTACCATTATTTAGTTGTATAAAATGAAAACATTTGCTGTCAGCATCTGAGGCATAACCAAGCGGCAAGCAGTTTAAATCTGAGTAGTAATCATCTATTGTGAATAAGTATTTACCTCGCATCCACTCTTTTTTATTTCTGCTAGTTACATCTACAGTATAATTTTGTAAATATGAAAAACACGTTACGGCAATATCGTTAGATTGACAATCCCACCATTGTAAATTAGATAATCTTTCTTGTTCTGTTTCGCCAAGCTGTTCGTAATGCTCTTTCCACACAAAAGCAGAAATTGGTAAACCCCAAAATACGGCTCCATTTTGTAGTTGGCAATGAAATAATAAAGGTTTATTTATAATGCTTTTAACGCCAAAAATATAACATTCTGTTAGATCATTATTGTTGTTGTCGTTAAATAAATATTTATTTTTTATAAAACCAAATTGGTACGGTATATTTGCATTTAACTGTGTCATAATTTTCTTATTTTATGTATAATTCACCATTAGTAAAAGCCCCGTCTATATGCAAATTTTTGGCAACTGATCTATGTGTTTTTAAGAATTTCAAAAAAATATTTGCTGTGTCTTTAACGTCTTGCAATGCGTCGTGAGCGTTGTCTTTTGATAAACCCATTCGTTCACGCATCGCATCCATACTTCTTGATTTTATATTATGATCATTTTCTGTCCACATAAATACATTATCCAACATATCTATTTTGTAGATTTGATGAAATAGTTTTTGTCGATTTGATTTTTCATCAAATGGCCCAAATTGTTTGCACATTCTGTTTACAATAATAAGATCATAGTTGATAATATTATAACCAACTGGAACCGGAGCAAAAAACGATGTGTTATTGTAATTATATTGCTGCACAAACGATACAAACTTAGACCATACAGATTTTAGTTCTGGAGCCTTGTCTATTTGTTCGCGTGTTTTTCCGGTTATTTTTAATGCGCCTTCTTCTATTGGTCCAAGGCCCATTGCTATAGCTTTTTTGTCATCAACAACAGCCCGTATTTCACTATTGAAAACGCCCTTTGGAGTAAGTCTACGACCATCAATGGCAATAGCCGCCAATTGGGTTGGTTGACAGGTATAGGGATCTCGGCCCGAGGTTTCATAATCGAAGCAAATGAAGTCTAAATTTGACATTAAATTTCCCTTAAATTATTTGTTATATTCCGCTACCATTTTACAATTTTCAATAAAATCTTGTTGGTTTAAATCCCATTTCATATGATTTACTTTTTTATCTAGCCACTGTATGTTTCCTGGAATGTAGCCTTTGGCGCTATCTATTCTATCCAAAGAAGCATTAGCGAATTTTCTATTTTTATTTGTTGTTGCGAAATATATTGGCTTTCCTGTTAATGCACATTTTTTACCCTGTTTCACATACAGATTCCATGCGTATTCGATGGTTATTGTAAATTCTAAACCTCTCGTTTTAGCTCCGTTTTCAATGGTCCAAAAATAACATTTTTTAATATCTTCATATCCTTTATAGTTTGGATGATTTTTTCCCCTTTTTCTAGATGTACAACCACAGCTTTTAGTATTGCCGGTTACTAAAGCGCAAGATTTAAGATAAACAAGTTTTCCACAAGAGCAAACGCATTCAAACACGGTATGGGAATCTTTTTTTCCATATTTTTTAATTACTGTTAAATCTCCAAATTTTTTTCCTATATATCTATCTTCAATTTTTTTTCTAATTCCATATATTTTCATTAAGCCGCTTATCCAACTTTCTGAACAACCATATTCTTTAGCTATAGCTCTTTGTGTTTTTTGTTCTACATAAACTAAATTTTTTAATTCTTCTTTTGTGATTATCATATAAGTCTCCTTTGGTGAATTTAGACATATATTAATACACAATTCCTTATATTTCCTTTATATACATTAATTTATCCAAAAGTGACAGTCCTAACAAATCGATCTTTGTCAAGCCAACTGATTCCAAATCTTCCATTTCAAATCCACAGATTTTTTCTTCGCCTTCTCGTTGATGTACCATTGGGCATACATCAATTAATTTACGGCCAGACACAACAATGCCAGCGGCATGTTTGCCCTGCGTTTTAAATGTGCCCTCGATAGCTATAGCATGTTCAAAATGTTCGGCATAATCACCTTCTAATTCCCCAAGGTTGTTTATAAAACAAAAATCTTTGAGATCATTCGCGTTGTTGATAAGCGCCCATTTAATAATTGACCGATCCTCTTCATCCATTTCTTCTAGTTGATCTGATATTTTTGCTTCGTCTGGAATGTATTTAGTAATTTCATTCACTTCTGTAAACGAACAAGCTTCCTTGGTTCTAAAAACTTCTTTGATTGCACTTCTACCCTGCAATCTTCCAAACGTAACTATTTGACCAACATAGCTGTTTCCATATTTGTTTTTGATATAACTAATAATTTGATCTCTTTTTAAAGCAGGAATATCAATATCAATATCCGGTAAAGATATATGATCCTTAGAATTGCGTCCAGCATTATAAAATCTTTCAAAAATTAAATCATATTCAATCGGGTCTACTTTGGTTATACCAAGCAAATAGGACACAAGACAACCGGCTGCACTTCCTCTGCCCGGCCCGGTCATCCATCCTTTGTTTTGGGCAAATTTAATAATATCCTGAACTATCAAAAAATAACCAAACAAATTTGCATCTTTAATAACCGCAAATTCTTTAAAAAATCTATCTAAATATTCTTGTTTTGTATTGAGGTTTTTGGTTTTAGCAGCAAGTAGTTTTTCCCACCCGGTTCTGCAAAGAATTTTTAGATATTCTTCTTCTGTTTCTTTGTTTGGCGTTTGAAAAGCTGGAAGCGCTGGAGGGTGTAATATATTAATATCTTCAACAGAATCGTATATATTTACAAGATTCACGCCCGACGCTTTGAGATGTTTACCGTCATATTGATCTAAAATACTTTTGTCTATAGAAGATAGAGTTTTTTTAAGTTTAGAGCAAACAAGAATTTGGTGCAATATGCGATCAGATGTATGTGGATAGTATGATTCTGTGTCTAATTCTAATGGTCTGCGCAATAAATTGTTGGACAATAGCAACTCTTGCAATATGTTTTGATCAACGTTGCCGTCTTTATCTATGGAGGAAACGATATGCACAAGATCTTTCCATCCCGCATTGTTTTTAGCAAACAGCCTGCATTCATCTAGTGTGCAGCCAACAATAGGTTTGACTCCAGCACTCTTGGCACATTTATAAAAGTCAACCGCTCCAGACAAAGATTTATAATCCGCAATGCCACAGGCCGGTAGATTATTTTGAACGCAATAGTCAATTAAATCTTTTGGCTTAGAAAAGCCCAGGCCCAAACTGTAATGAGTATAATTAGCTAACGGAAATTGCATTAGTCTTCTTCTGAATCAAAATCTGGAACGAGTGTTGTGCCATCCTTTTTATAAACACCCTTTCTATCATAGAAAAAGTATTCATTTGTTTTTGGGTTGCGGTATTTGTATTTTGTTTTGCCATATGTTAAAGCAAAATCGGCAGCTTCTAAGTGATCCAAATCTTCAACGGCTTTTGACATGCAAACTGCAACTCTTTGTTCTTGACTAGGAAATTCTTTCTTCATCGTTTCATCACCCATACAACGTTGCATAAAATCATTGGGTTTTTCTTTACCCTTCTTGCTTGGAATCGGCATTGTTTTCTCCTTTATCAGTTGATCCTGGCGCTGAATAATAATCAATACTAAAACCGGGCTTAGATAATTTAGCGGTAGCGTTTTCTATACCATAGGTTTTAATTGTGTCTTCAACATGATGACACATAGTCTTGTCTGTGCCCGGCCATTTGTTTTTATAAAAATGACAGAGTTTTTCACACTTAAAACCGCTTCGCCAGGGATTAATCGGTTTTGGTTGTGTACAATTTTTAATTTCTACAAATTTCTTTTCTAACATTTTCAAAAATCTAGTTTCATCTTGATCATCGAAACATAGACTAAATGGGCCACCATCTCTCAAAAAGAAAATGGTCATGATAATATTTTTATATTCTGGGTATAATTTACGTATTGCATAAAAATATAGCAATAATTGTATATCATCATGTAGTTTTGCGTATGTTTTTTCTTCATCAGTAGCCCAATTTTTACGCGCTCCCGTTTTGTAATCTACATATTCAATCGTTCCTGTTTCCGGAACTGTAATCAAATCCATAGTACCCTTGATTCTTAATTGTCTAATTTCGCCATTGTATTCTACTCTTGCCCAAGGCTCATTAATTTCTAAATCAAAACTTTTTTCAGGAGCCAAGATTGTTTGGTGTCTTGGATCAAACTGGCCACTATCATGACGCAAACAAGCTTCAACCATATCTGCGCAAAACTTAAAATCTGCTTTGGTATAAGAGATTTCTGGCGTACTTGCGGTATAATGATTATACGATCTGATTAGTATTTCGTCAACTAGTTTTTGAGATTGTAGAGTTTTTGGAGTAAAATTGAACTCTCCAAGTTCTTCATCTTTATATGCATATGATTGTTGGGTGGATTCTTGTGTTAAAAGCTTAAAATTAGCCAATACTTCTAAAACCTTATGAACCACAGTTCCCAAATTTGCTTTTTTTTGAGATGGGGATCGCCAACCTAATCCATAAACAATATAAAATTGCATTTGGCAAAAGTCAAACGCTCCTAGACTCGACGATCTATAATATAATTGTATCATAAATTTGTTTGATATTAGATTGCAGACTATCTAAATCGTATCCTTTCTTATTATTTTGAATGTTATAATCGATCATAGATGCATCTACCAAATCCACTCCTTCTTCACTTTGATGGAGGTCTTTTGTTTTTTGTTTACGATTGAGCTTAACAATAATACCGCCAGCGAGTTTAATTGCTTCTGCTTCGTTTGGAAACCTAACGTCTGAAATAATTGCAATAGCGCTTTGTTCCATAGAAATTTGTCGAAGCGTTTTATTAATCCATACAAGCCCATGCATTTTGCGCATAATTTCGCTTCCGAAAAATTGCATAAATTCGCGAGCAGTCATTGAGCCAGACCATTTTTGTCGTTTTTGTTCGTCGAACATCCCCGGCATATTTTCCCACCGTAAATGTTCTTGCGCCTGATTTTTCTGTTGATCAGTGCCAAAAACGCATTCTGGAGGAACATCAAATAAATCAATTGCCATTCGTTTTAATTCATCTGCAAACGCATAATTTTTAATAAACGGCCACATGTTCATATGTGCCCACTGAGCAAAATCATCATCTTTTCTTGTAACATCAAATTCGCCCCAACCAACTTGGCCCGCTGCATTTTCTGTTAAAATTGCCAACTTGCCCGTATCTTCAATTTTAAAATCGCGAATCATTTCTCGCTTTTGAAGCTCAAAGCCGTGCATCATATTAGAACAGGTATTTTTGCCGGATTGTTTTCTTCCAAGAAAACCAATAATTTTAGTCATTAATAATAACCCTTAATTTGTGGTAAGATATAATTCTTTACTTCTTCTACTACGCATTGCCCTAAATCTTTTTTATATAGTTTAGGAAATTTAATTTTAAATAATTTGTGCAACATTCTTTGTATTTTGAATTTGGCTTCTCTGCCAGCTTCATCATCGTCTAACAAAACAATTAAGTTTGTTGCGCCAGATTTTAATAATAGTTCAATTTGCTTGCCCGAAAGATCTTTGCCAAAACAACCAATGGCATTTAAAACACCGACCTCAAATAATCTCCAAACATCACCCTGTCCTTCAACAAGAATGATTGAATTTTTATTGCGAATATGTTCAATGGCTCTATTATAGTTATACAGATAATCGGTCTTGTTTAAACCAGTAGAAAACAAAAATTTAGGAATAACATAGGGTTTTGTTGATCGACTAATATAGCCAACAAAGCCTCCGTGTTCATTATGAATCGGAATCATTGCTCGGTTTTTAATTTCATCAGATTCCCCAACGCCAAAATATTCCAGAGTCGCTTGGCTAAAACCTCGTTTAATAAAATATTCTGAACATAAATTTAAATTAATAGGAAATAATTCACAAGGGTCATTAGTTTGTGGGCGGTCAAAAAGTTTTACTATTTTTGCAAAATCATCATAGGTATTATAGTATTGAATTGTCTCGTTTAATACTGGCTGATCACCGTATAATTTAATAAGATAATTCAGCGCTTGTTTGAATGAGGCGGTTTTTCCGCTATGTGTAGATAAAACGCCCTGCACAAAACCGTATATATTTTTACCATACTCTTCATGGCAATTATGAGTCCAGCAACCCCACAGCTTTCTTTCGATTAGTATGGATACACCAGTTTCGTTATTGCCACCATGAATTGGGCATGGCAAACAGTATTTGTTGGAACTAACACGTTTGTAATCTAATTTAAATGAATCCAGCAAAATTTCTAAATTCTCAAAAACTCTACTGGCCAAAACATTTAAATCTGTTTTATGCGTATATGTCATCATCTGGATCAAATGGCGCGTCGGCCCCCTCTAAACCGTGATCAGAACTTCTGCTTGAAGCGTAAAACTCGTCTCGCGTGTGCAATTCTTTAGCAGTGCATTTGTCGCCCTCTAATTTAATATTAATATAATTTCCATCGGTCATTCCTGGGCCGTGCCGCGAAACAATCGGAATTAATTTTCTGTTGCCAGCATTTGGACCGTCTTCCGCAAGTTCTTCTGGCGATTTATCTTTGAAAATAGAAAATGAGGTGCAAAGCCAAATAATGCGGTCAGAACCGCTTACAACATCGGTTGTTTCGCGCGTAATGCCGTCTCTGTTTAATTGTGTAAAGGCTAGGCATGGAAAGTCATATTTAACAGCAAGATTATGCAGCGACGTAATTTGGAAGCCTAGCACCTGATATTCCTGTAGGTTATTACTGATAGACGACGAAGACATTAATTTTAAATAGTCATAAATAACGACGCACTCATTTGTCCTGCCATTTTCATCATGGCCAACTTCGTGAAGTATCCAGCGCTTAATTGTATTGATGATATTTTCAAACGGCGCACCGGCAACACTAGCATAGGTATATTTTGCGCCCTTTAGTTTTTCTACTGCGGCTTGAACCTTTTCTATATTTTCTTTTTCTTCTGAAAATTTTCCGGTAGATATTTTATTAATTTCTATTCCAGTCATGCTGGCTATGATTCTATTTAAATGATCTTCCTTCGACATCTCAGTGTCAAGCATAAGCACAGGAATACCATTAAGACCTATATTTATTGCTATATTATCACCCAGAGCGCTTTTGCCCATTTTAGGGCGCGCCGAAATAATATCCACGCATTTGCGACGTAATCCGCCTCCAATAGCTTTATCATAGCGATTAAACCCGGTAGCAATACCTATTTGGTCACATTTATTATCAATGAGATACTGAATATATTCGTCTACATTTTCCCAGATTTTTTCTGGTTTTCTAGATAAGCTATCGTCGCGTATAAAATCGATTACTGGTTTCTCTATTATAGAAATAATTTCATCAACAGATTCATCGCCTTTGATGTTTTCAATATTTCTAGAAATAGAATTAGCAATACTTTTAATGTTTCTGGCAAACTCAAATTTTTTAATCTGAATTGCAAAATTTAAAACATTTTCTTTGGCAACCGGATACTTAATAAGTAGGTTTATATATTCTAGCTCAGTTGTAGAACTAATAGCAGAATATAATCCAATTTGCTCTGCTGCCGAAAGTAAGGATGGAATATCTAACTTGGGGTTTGTTTCAAAAACCTTTTGAATACATTTATAGATAGTTTGATTGCTAGAATTTCCAAATGTTTCATAGTTAACTATGTCGGATATTTCAACATAAACATCCATTCCATATGAAAATAATCCAGACAATACCGCGCGTTCAGCACCGGTATCAATTAGTTCTGCCATTTTATTTCCTGCCGCAACGTGAACATCTCATATATTCCCCATAGATGTATCTTGGGTCTTCAAAGAATGTTTTACCGCAAACGTGGCATTCTACTTCCACTTTTTTGGATTTTTCACGACTTCTTGGAGATGGATCAACTTTGGGCATTCTTAAATTTTCATCATCCCGAAATTCTCCATGGTCTTCCCAAGTATTTTTCTTGGCTTTCACGGGTTCTCTTCCTCTTCTTTCTTGTTTAATAGTAGTAAAATTTTCGCCAGTAGACTGTCTATCGGGCAATTGTTTTATTTCAGTTTTTGCGGTTGGTTTTGACGAGCCGGTTGCGTTTAGTGCTTGTTTTAACTTTTCCATCTGTTCTGGAGTTAAACCGTTGATAAATTCTTCAAAACTCATTTTCTTTTTCCTTTTTCAATTAAGCATTCTGCTCGTCTGCGGATATTTTGTTCTTTTGATTCAAGAAAATTAATTCTAGATTGTGCTTTAATTTTCCAGTCATTTAAGTTTTTTGCGACAACATTTGATCGAATTATTTCTGCAACTTTAATATCGTGTTTATTGAACTGTGGCAAATCATTAATTTCTCTAGAAACTATTTCGTTTAAAGAATTTTCACACCAATAAAAAATTGCTCTACATTTATTTAAGTCTGTGGATATATAATCGGCATACTGGTATAATACATACGCACAATTAAAACAGGCGTCTTTGGTTAATAAGTCCATATCATTGATAGACATTAATTCTACCTCATTAAATTCTGGACGATGCGCTGTTTTATCTATTCCTATTTTACTAAAATAGTCAGACAATGCACACATAAAATTGTCTAATTGTTTAGCAGCATTCAATTTGCGCTCTCCATAAGTCAATTTCATCGTATCTTAAAATAATTAATTTAATTTGATTTCTGTCGCACCATTCTAATTTTAAATTGTCTCTATATTTATGATTGGCAAATCCCAATTTGTTTTTATGAAAGTATGGAACATATTCAAAATGCTGACGACCATGAATTTCGACACCAATTTTTAAATTTGGTATAAAAAAATCTAAATATAATACGGATTTATTTTTAGGGTTTGTAGATCCTGGAAGACTAACTTCTTCATAAATAAAATATGACGGAAAGCATTCTTTTAATAGTCTACGGGCCTCAAGATGAAATGAAGATTTGTTTGTTTTTTTATGATTTTTGGCGTATTTATTTAGATTTATATTATACTCTCTATTATTTAGGCCCACTATTTTCATAGCAACGCCTCTTTAATATTTTGATATAAAAATATTGCCAGTGCTTCATTTTCTTTTAAGAAGTTTACTAGCCTCTCCATGCCTTGGAATTTAAAACATTTTAACACAGCTTCGTCGTTTGTCAAGTCTACATTTTGTTTTTCTAGAAATTTTCTTACCGGTTCTGCGTTTTTATTTTCAATAAACGTAGAAATTTCATACCAAGCCCCTTTCATTTTGATAAAAGAAAACTGCGTGGCAAGCTGCGCAATTTCTTGTGTTTCATCTATGCCAATGCCGTATCTGATCCAAGATTCAGCGGTAGAGTTTGGTTTTCCGCCAGCCGCAGATGTTTTGATCACCCAATTTGCTATTTGACCAACGTGATTTCCGCTATCTTTTGGCACTTCCCATTTGCCACGATGAGTGATTACCATGTTTGTTCCGGCTTGATACTGAATCATCACGCCGCAATCTGCAACTTTGCTCGGAGAATATTTAGAGGCCGGAGCAGTATTTGTTATGTTATGAGTAATAAAAATAAGTATAGCTTTATTTCTGTGTACATCTCCGCTTGTTCGTTTACAAAACATAGATAGTAATCTTGGAAGAGAATTTCTTACTCCAGTTCTAATTTCTCCGTCTAACTCTTCTTGTGGAACCATGTTGGATGCTGAATCTATGATACAAACCAAATCTGGAACATTTTTAATGCAATGTTCTAAGCTGTTTAAATACATTTCTGCTGATACCACCGGGTTCTGATCGGTTGTTTGAACAATGGTAATTTTACTCGGATCAAGACCTTTTATTCCTGTAAAATTTTCTTTTGTAATTCGGCCCTCGGTATTAAAATACATAACATTTTTACCCAAAGATTGACACTTAGCAGCAAAGTATAATGCAGTGGAACTTTTGCCTGTCTTAGCATCTCCGGTCATGACAACAACACTACCTTCGCGCAAGCCCCCGCCAAGAGCAATATCTAACGCTGGAGATATGCTAATAACCTTTAATTCTAATAAATCATCAAGTACTTTTTGGCCGTTTTCAATAATCTTTCCATATTTTTCTAAAAAATCACTAGAAAATATATCGCTATCATGTTGATTCTTTTTCGCCGTTTTTGCCATCTAGTTTCCTCAATTTGCTAAGTTGTGATTTTTTTCCAAATGCTTTATTGCGAGTTGCAACGTTTGTTTCTATTTTTTCTACAGGTTTTACTTGAATTTCTTTAAAAGAAAGTTTATTTTTTTCTAAAACCCGTTTTACTTTAGGATGAGTCAATGAAAAAATACTTTTTAATTCATTAGAATTTAATGATTTAATTATTAACGATTCGCCATATTCTTTGATTAATTTATTGGCAACCATCATTTGGCGTTTAAAAGTCCAATCCCAAGGTTTATTGTTCCAAAATTTAAATGCCAGTCCGGATATTTTTTTATACTCTGCCAATCTTAAACACATCATTTCTGCAATATATGCAGCACAAGTACAATAATCACCAGTGGTGGTATGTTTATATTTTCTTTTTTCAGTTCTTTGGCGTTTTGTCATAAATAATCGCCTCTTCAAAAGAATTTGCAAGTGTATCCATATAGGATTCTTCTTCTATCAATTCTGGCGACATGTAAACTATTTTATGAATATTATTACCACTAACTTTTCCAAAAGTAATAGTTTCTTTTGTATATCCCGTCAATTGACCAATAACAGATCTAACCAAATAGACCCCTTGACAATTTTCAATATCAAGCATAACTTCATGAGATTTGAATTGTAATGAAAGTTTTTTAAAAAATAATCTTTCATTTTCTAGCCTATTAGCCAATGCTGGCCAGTCTTTAAAACTAGCGAGATATACTTCTTCATCATTAGTTAAAACGCATTTTATCCATATGGCATTTTTATTTGTTCTGTAACAACTTATCCAATTAGACATTATTTTCCTTTATTTGAACAGTGCAGTGTTGAGAAGAATTTTTTTTAACTTGTTTTCGTATTTCGTCACCAAGTTCTGCGGCTGATTTTGTCATTATGGCGACACCTTTTCTTGCAATCATATCTTGTGCAGAAATTGTTACAGGAGATGTTTGCGCGACACCAGCTTTGTGTTCAAGTTGAGATTTATCTTTTTTGATTTTTAATTTTTCTATAAACCGTTGAATGCTTTTCTTTTGTATTTTTGTATGTTTAGAAAGAGTATCAATATCTAATATTTCCCAATTGTTTTCAATATAAAATCTTTCAACAATAGTCATACGTTGATTTTTAGGCTCGGTCATCAATAAATCCCCTTTGGGCAATTGTAAGATATTTTAGATTTTTAGTTTTTAAGTATTCTATATAGTTATTAAATGTTTTTAACGAAACTTTTTTTAATTTAAGATCAAGAGTTGATTCTCTTTTTGAGTATGGTCCATATGGATCATATATAAGGCTACTAAAGGTTTTTATGAAATAATTTAGTCCATTTTTTCCTTCGGTTGATTCAGCATAGTATTCTTTTGAATGTGTAGGATTTCCATTTTTATCAAATTTATTTTGCTTAATTGTGTTTTCTGGCAATTCTTCTGCTTCAATTATATACTTCATTTATCTCCCCCAAGAATGTAATCTTTTTTTTGCTCTTTTGTCATTTTGTTTATTTGTTGTTTTGAAGCTTTTCCATATTTTTCGCTTTGATACCATGGTTTTTTTTCTGGTATTTTTGTTTTTTCATATTCTTCATTTAGTTTAGAACCCATTTTTTTAGTATTATATTCAGCTAGTTGACCAACCGTCCGGATATCTTTAATAGTTGAATATACATTATCTTCTTGATAATTTCTATAAATATTTCTAGATGCACAGCTTGGACATATTACATTTTTCATTCGTGTGTCGTATTCAGATATGCTGCAAAATATTTCTATATCTTGATCGCAATCATCGCAATATAAGTTATATTGTGGCATTTATGCCTCCTCTAATGCATTTAAAATTTTTCCAATTATTCCATGTCTTTGAATATCAGCATTAGTTAATTCTATTATACCAACGCCTTCTATATTTTTCAATTTATTCATACAAGTTTCTAGTCCACTTCTTCCACGTAAATCGTTTTGTTTAATGTCTCCATTAATAATTACCTTAGAATTTTCTCCGATTCTAGTCATAAACATTTTAATTTGATCAAATGTACAATTCTGAGCTTCATCAAGAATCATATATGTTTTATGAAAAGTTGAGCCGCGCATAACTTCTAAAGGCTCAAATCTGATTCGTTTTTCATGCACCATATTAATATACAACGGGTTTCCTAAAAACATTCTAAAATATTCCATCATTGGCATAACATATGGCGCAATTTTCTCGCCTATTTCGCCGGGTAGTGCGCCTATATCTTTGCCAGCGCAAATTAAAGGCCTGGTTACTATAATTTGTTCGTATCTATCATCAAAAAGATGTTCTGCTCCGATTCCTGCGGAAATCATGCTTTTGCCCGAACCCGATGGGCCGGAACAAATTATAACATCGTTTTCAAAAATTGCCCTTATATAATTATGTTGATTTTCAGTTTTAGCTTCTACTGTTTTAATTTTATAGGAAGAATCACTCGGTGCTGCGGTTTTTCTTTTAGACATATTATCTTTCTATGATTAGTAATCATGCGCCGCTGCTTCCAAAACCACCATCTCCTCTATGCGTGTCTGACAATTCTTCTGCAAGTATTAGCTGAAATTGCGGCACTTGTTGAAATAAAATTTGAGCTATCCTATCGCCAGGATTGATTTCAATATTTTCGATTTTATCGCAATTTTGTAAACATACTTTTATTTCTCCTCTATAAGGTGAATCAATAACTCCCGCCAGCACATCACATCCTTTTTTTACAGACAATCCAGATCGCGGCCAAATTAATCCAACATATCCAGGTGGTATTTCTAGTGCTATGCCTGTAGATATTAATTGTCGGCATCCTGGCGCGATAGTGACTTGTTGTGTTGAATAAAGATCCCATCCAGCATCTAATTCGTTGGTTTTTGTTGGTAGTTTTGCTAAATTGCTAAGTAGCTTAACCTTTAGTTTCAGTGGAATTGGCTCATTGTCTAGCCGCATTATATCCTCGCAATCTCGCATTGCCCAGCAGAACAAGCTTGTGCCGCAAAGTCGGCTACATTTTTATAAGTTGGCTTTGTTAAAATTTTTGAAAAATCAATTTCTTTAATATTTCTAGAGATAGTTTCAAATTTGTGAAAAAGATGAATATCTTTTAAGCAATAAATTGTTTGTTTTATATCACTCTTAAAATAATTTTTAGCAAACTGTTTTCCGCGTCTAATCCAATCTTTTTTAAGCAAAACCTGTTCTCTTGTTCCAACGATAGGAATGTTTGCGTCTAATAAACAATCACAAGCTTGCCATAAATTATTATTGAAATAATGCAATCCATCCACTATTAATCCAGAAGCAAAAAGCGCGCCCTTGCCGTATTTTTCAAAAACCTCTTCGGCGCTTAAAATAGAGGTAAACGGAGCTTGATTAAAATCTTTATCTCCATAGTCTGAAATAAAAGACACTCCAGTAAAAGAATTTTTATTGTTCCATATGTAATCAACTATGTCTTGAATATTATCAATAATAACCGTTACAGAAACATTGTGTTGTATATGTTTTGATATTCCAAGTTCCTTAACCGTTCCAGGCTTAATCCAATGATCTTGTATTAATTTTACCATTTCAAGATGCTTGACGCCTTTCATGTCTTTTTTAAACAAACCTCCGGGCGGATTAACCACCGGAACAAAAACAACATAATCAGTATTGTTTGCGCTCCAAACGCTTTCTTCTAACAGAAATGGCATGTGTTGAAATATCCATGCTGCTGTGGGCGCAAGCTTGTTAAGTTGCATGATTCTAAAATATTTTTCAGCATGTTCTGGATGGCAGCCGGAAGCAGTTTGCGCTACAACAGACAGGTTGCCCTCTGGTTTGACACATGTTGTTCTAGCGGCTTGATTGATGCCAAGCCTTTTAGATAAATTTTTATTAGTTTCTACTATTAATCTTGCTCCTTCTTCTAGTAATTCTGGATTAAATACTTTCGGGTTATTCATCCATCCAGTCATAGAAACTCCTAGCAGCGCCTCTCTTTTTGTTATATTTTCTGAAGATTTTCCAAGATATGGAAAAGATGTATATCCGGCCTGCAAAGTTCCTAGTATTGCAGCATCTTTACATGATTTTAAAAACACTTCTTTTGAAGACATTTTTTCTGCATTAATAGACGTTAAATTACAAAATTGTACACCGAATTTATCAATATTGTTTTTTATCCAATTATCTAAATCGTCATATTTAATGCTGCATACGTCATCATCTGTATCAATCGGAGTAAATAAAATTTCTAGGCACGGATTTCCCATATCTAACCAGCTATTAACAAACAGAAAACCAATATCTGATTCCCCGTCGTTGGTTTTAGCTAGTTTATAAAATAAATCTTTATTATCTAAACTTCTGAGAAGCATAACAGAATTATTAGATCTAGCGCGTTGAGGATTGTCTTGTCTCCAATTTCCAATTTTTGCATTAATCATTTCTTCATCATTTGGATCTATTAACATTATAAGGGCTGATCTTCTAAGACCACCAGCCAAAACACTGTCAGATGAATGACAAATAATATCATAAACATTTATTGGGCTTAATTTGTTTTTTCCAGAAGCCACAATAGTATCTAATAAAGATTCTATTTTTTCTAAAGCGTTCTTTAGGCCGTTTGGTCCAGGAGCTTTAAAGCCACCAGAAATCATAGTTCCTTCTGGTCTGATAAGAGAGTAATCAAATCTAATCTTACAATTTGCATATTCTGGAAACGGTTGATTATCTATAAAATATGATGATAGCAACACACCCAAAGCATCTGCCCATCCTTCTATACTATCTGGTATAACAAACGTTTGTGTTGTTGAGCTTCTAGGTTGTATATTAGAAATATTATTTACAAATGGTTTAAGTAAACTTACGCCAACTCCGCATCCATTTAATAATAACCAAAAGGCGTGTTGAAAAATAGAATTTTTTACTGCGTGTAAAACGCTACAGTTGTAGATTCTAGCATTGCTTTTTTCTATTTGCGGCGATCTAAATTGAAGATTTCTTTGAGAAGCAAAAACCTTCATTTCTTTCATCGAATCTAAAGCAGATTCTAATTCATTTTCTATATTTTTATCCTTATATTTTAAATGATGCCCGTGAATTATATCTTCACACGCTTCATCCCAATTTTCATATCTTCCTAAATCTTCTTGCCACTTAAAATAATCCGTATACAACTTCAAATCTGATAAAAATTTTTTACCCAAAGATGGTTTCATCTGGTGTCCTAACAAAAGAATAAAATAATAGACGTAATGCGTTTAAGTATATTATACCACAAATATCGAATCTGGCAAATCAATTTCTCCAATTGCTTGCACAGTAACCATTCTTTGGTTGTACCACCTAGAAACTTCTTCAATCGGAACATTATAAATAACATTTTTTCCCCAAGATTCATTACTCAATCTAATAAAGATTTTTCCGTCACTAGATTCAAAATGACCGCAAAAACTCATATTGTGCGCCCAAGAATCTCTGGGATTTTGAGCATGAATATCAAAACCGTCTTTATGCGTTCCAATTTTGCGAATAGCAATGCCAGAGCATACAGAAGCGGGCTTATACTGTCGGCTCAGTTTGATATGCGTGTCAATATCATTGACCTTAACGGATTCAAGTAGTCTAAAATCAGCGGTTGGCAACAATTCATCTAAAAATTCCCAATTACCAAATCGACGGTATAAAGATGCATTTTGTGGTTCTGGAAAGTCTCTTTGACCATCAGCTTTAAATCGCTTGAGAATTTCTAGCAGTTTAGGATTATTGCATGTAATAACACCGTCTTTAATCAGAGAATCGTATTGAACCTCGCAAAACGATCCGTCTCCACCGCGCATCCTGCCTCGTCTGCGACCACAACCATAACTAAATGGAGCATAAAAAGAAATATTTTGCGGCCCAAATTCATTTTTGCCTAGAAATTCTTCGGGATCGCCTTTCAGAGATATCTCGTATATAACCCTGCGCACCCAAGGTCTAAATGTGTTTGACGCAACGCAAGAGCCGATGATTTGTGGCAACCAATTAAATCGTTGACCGAACACAAATTCATCCAGCAACGTCATGTCCGCAGAATCTTTTCCACATCCTTTAGAATCCATGTAGGATCTAAATTTATTTGATATAAATTCAGAAATGGGTTTTTCTTCTCGCATTTTGTATGCTACGGGAAAATCTTCTGCATTTTTATCGTGAATTTTTTGTTCTATATAATGCCGAGTATCTATTGATAAAGAGTCATCGTCTCCCCAGCCCATTGGGCCTTTTATCAAACTAATGTCATCGCTCATTATTCTAAACCTTTACTAATAGCCAATAAATATTCTGCATAAGCTTGTTTGCTTAAAGGCCATCTAGATCGCAAATCAGTATTAAGATCTTCTAATAATTTTGTATATTTAATTATATCTTGACCGAGAATTTGCTCGCGTTCTTTTGTAATAACAATCCCGGTTTCTGTAATTGTAAATAGAGGATTTTCAATTAAATCTTTAGATACTTTTTTATAAAGTGCAGAAATTTCTAATTTTTTTGGTAATCCGGCGCTCCACTGAGATACTCTTTTGCCTATATTATCAAATTTATCATCAGGAATTGGTGCTGGAGTTGGATTTGGAGTTGGATTTGGAACTGGAGCTGGAGCTGGAGTTTCTCCAATTTCAATAACAACAGTTTTTTCATCAATTCCTTTTTCTGGATCAAAAGTTGTAATTTCTACAGCGTATTTTCCAGATCCAACTAGTAAATATTCATAATCTGTTAGTTTTTTAATTTCAGCATTTTCAAATAAATTCTTTCTAGCTTTTACTTTTACGAATTTAGCAGATGTAGAGACGTTTAGCTTGGCTGCATCCGCAAAACTTAATGAGCTTTTATCGTCAAAAAGAATTAATGTTTGATATGTTTGTAGATTTTCTAATCCAGAAAGCGCTTTTACTTTTTTAATTTCTACAGAAATAGATTCATTGTCTAATTGAGCATAAACATTATTAAGAAGCGCAAAACTTAAAAAATAAACAGCAATAAAATTTTTTATCATTTATTTCTATTCCTTAGTGTAACTATAACTTGCCAAATCAAAGAGGCAAGTGAAATCCAAACGAGTGGATTTCCAGCTTTATCTTCTTCTTCCGATCCAAAACCCTGCGCGGGCAAAGCAGCCTCTAGTTCGTCGCAAAGTTGCTCCATAGTTTTTTCTTCTTGATTAAGACTATCGCCTATAAGTTGTCGTGGAGAAAAAAACTCAACCGAACATCCTAATGCCCAAAGCCCCTTTTTAACTGTATCAACTGTTATTTTTCCGTTTCTAACATCAAGAATAATGTCTTGAATACAATCAAAACCAATTGTTTTGTCAAAGTTTACTGTGCAACTCATTTTTGCTCTCCTTCTTTTTGTTCTTTAGTAAAGTCTTTTAGCCATCTGATTATAGATGTAATAATTACGGTAATTATTGGAACAATTAAAACTGTATTTTTACCAAAATCAAAGTATTGAATATTCTCTAATATATAAGTTAAAAAACTACTTAATCCAACTAATAATCCAACTAATAATATAGACCAAAAATCTTTACTGTCTAATTTATATTTTTCAGATGATCCGCTCATAATATTACCTTAAATAAAAAGCCTTCATGGTATATGTTTTCTATTTTGTAGGGCTGTCCATAAAATTTAACTTTTGATCCATCATATAGTTCAGTTTCTATATCTAATTTTCTGCACATTTTTATACATGAATTAAATTCTTCTATAAAACATTCTCTTTTAGATTCTTTTATGATAGAATACCAATCATTGCCGATTACTTCGTTATATTTTAATCCACTCAAAATCCAGAATTTTTCATTGGCCCACGTAAGCGACCCGTTTTTATCAGTTTCAAAAAGCGCATACTCATTATAGTGAAGTGAAGATTTTGATCTTTGTTCTATAATTTTTTGTGATGTTTCTATTTTATCAAGAATTTCTTGAAATGTCAATACAACTTTTTTGATAGTGGTTTTGTCGTCAATAAAAATTTCTTCATGAATTTTATGCACTTTTTCAGTCAAGCTATTGTACGAATCTACTATTTTATTAACTTTTTTGAAGACAAATGTAGCCGCTGTAAATAAAGCGCCCACAATTGCCAATATAAAGCTAATATTATCTGGTGTTATTATGCTGGCTCCACCAAACATGGAAAAAGCCAGCGCATAAATATATTCATTTTTATTGTTGAACAAAGTTTAACTCTCGAAAGAATCTTTTGCTTTGTAATCTGCTAAGACTGGGGTTGCTCCGCCAAATCGATATGTAAGTTCACCAGGAACTGCACGAGTTGGGAAATAGTCTGCTGCATTTGTTGGAACTTGTCCAATTCCAGACGGCCTGGCAAAATTTGATCGACTGCCAGCGTTACCAGCTTTTGTGAAGTTGGGGTTGATGGTTCCATTTGGATCTGCATAAAAATCAAACGTATTAAGCGTACCCGATCCATACAACATAGTACCGCTAATTGCCGTAAGGAAATTTTCTTGGCGACCATTCCAAGATGCTCCAGCGGTATAAATGGCATTATTGGAAATTGTGTTAAGATTGGTCGTTACACCAACGCCATACATAATCCAACGATTTGCCGGTGCGTTATAGGCTAAAGTTCCAGCGGCAGTTGCTCCTGAAACCCCAACTCTATCAGTGGTATTTGCTCCGGTTCCATCATTAATAACAACTTTAGAACCAAAAGATTGGCCGCGATCATCAGCTAAAGTATTAATGCCAAGCTGTTTAACAACCCCAGCAGTAAAATTTCCGACTGCTGTTCCAGAGTTTGTTCTTGAAAATGTTTTTGCCCAAGATGCTGTAAATTGAGTGGATGTGTTTGTTCCAGATGCTGTTGCTACTGCCATTTTAACCTCTTAAAAATAAGAAAATATAATTTTTCCAAAAACATCCACAATAATCCTGTTCCCGTATATTATACACTAGATTTTTTAACTGTATTCAAAATTTTTGTTAATCTTTTTTTGATTGATTGAGCTGATACGTTGTATTCTTTAGATATTTCTTTTAGAGTTTTGTTTTCCCAAAATCTTTTAAAGATTAAATCGTGATCATTTTTATTAGGAAATAAATCAAAAATTTCAAAATCAGCAAAATCTCTTTGGTTGTATATATCTTTTATTTTGTTTGAATTATTGCTAGATTTAACCTTTTTAATGTTTTCAATATAACTATTATTGACTTTCAGTAATTTCATACATTCAAAAAGAACGCCTTTATAGAAATAAGTATAAAAACTAGCGATTTTTTCTTTATCGTAATCTGGATTGTAAGTTTCGCAAGCCTTCCATAGAGCTATCATAAAACAGCTATCTATTTCTTCTTTGTTTAATTGCTTTTTAAATTTTAAAGCTGCTTTATATCCAATGTTTTGAACTTCGTTATTGTTTATTAATTCGTCAAATGTAAAATTTTTCATAAAAGTGCCTTTTCAATATCCTGTCTAACTGATTTAAAGTCAAACATTTTTCCTATTCCAATAAAAAACCTATATCTACTATGTATTTTTAATATTTCAACGCCATCAATCTTATTTACCTTATTTTTTACCTCTTCTGTAATATTGAAATTTGTATGTCCAATCCAGCAATCAAAGCTTGATGCTAATGATGCTTCGCCAATTAATCCTTCTGAAATTGGTATAGAAAAATTGTTTTCTTCATAATGTGATTCTTCTTGAGGAACGATTTCATCTTCATAGGCTACAGATTGCTTTTGTAATTCTTGAATAATTTCTTTTATTAATGGTGATCTAATTTGCTCTTTTAAAACCTCTTCGTATTTTTGCCAGCCGATTAATTTTTTCATTTGATTATATCTGATGGTTTGATAACTGGTTCGTCTTTGTCTTCGCTTTGTAGGGATGGTATATCTTCAATTATATTGTTAATTTCTTTTTTAGCATAATCTATCGCCATTTCTATCAAAAGAGCATATTCGTCTGGATGATTTGCTAATCCGTCTTTTATCATGGCCAATGTTTCTGGAACCAAGCTCATGGTTGAAATTCCGGCTAGTAATTTTGCGAATTGATCTAAAGATTTTTCTGAAATACTATCAATATTAATATCAATAGATAGTCCATCATCGTCTATTCCGTAGCAGATCCATGAATGTATTTTCTGAGAATTTGTTTCTTCTTGTTTTTTTGTAAAAATTTTAAATGGATTCCAAAACATTGATTATTTCCTTTGCTGTATTTTTCCAAGTAAATATATTTGCGGTATCTACACCGTGTTGAGAAAATGACACTCCCGCAGAATAAGCTAATTTCATTGATTCTGCGACATCTTTCGATTTAACTACACCCCACGATCCTTGACCAAAAAACCATTTATCATCATATGCTAATTCTGTTTGATGAACTGGTATTAAAAAAGAGTTTTTGTTGTTGCAATATTGTGTATGCGCAGAATAATTTGTAATTACAACTGGCCTACCAATAGACATCATTTCTAAAGCCTCCAGATTCCAGCCTTCTGCGCGAGATGGAAAAATACCACAATCTGTTTGTGTCATTATTTTATACACTTCTTCGTGTGTATTTACTCTTGGTATGAATTTAATTTTTCCAGCCGAATACATTGGGGTGTTGATGTATCGCGATTGCCAGGCGGCGTTTTCTTCTTTAGAGCAAAATAAATTTTCTGTCATTAACCATAATTCAACATTATCTTCTGTAGAAAATGCTCTATTAAATGCTTCGGAAAGAATATCGTGCCCCTTTCGTATTTCCCATTTCCCACAATTAAAAAAAACATAATTTTTCTTTTTAACTAATGGGGTTGGAGAAAACAATTTGGTATCTACACCAAGCTGAATGACATTCGTTTTCGATGCGTATGCTTCTCCAATGTCATTATTGATTACTTCTTTCGCCCAATTTGAACAAACAAAAATTTTATCTACAGATTTTAAATGATGTCGTTCTAGTTTAGAAAATTTATCTAATTCAAAAATTGGAAACCCAACATGGGTTCCCCTACCAACAAATTGAGCGAGATCAAATTGATGCCATATCCTAATGCATGGAGCGTTTGGATCATATGATCTGGCATTTTCGCATGCTCTTTGTACATAATCCCAATCTGTTTGATTGGTAACTTGTGGTTCGCCTATTGGCCACAAGGAAACATCAATAATATTAGAAAGCTCTTTAAGAATATTTAAAGATACAATACCATAAGAAACAGTGTTAATTGGTGCAACTAAATTAAGACTTGTTAAGTTTGACAAAAAATTCCTCCACGCTGTTGGCTGTATTTTCCTTGAAAAAATCACGTATAATTTGTTGAGCAACCGTAGTTGAATATCCTATTGCAACCAGGATCTTTAAACACTCTTTTTTAATATCTGTAGATTTTGGTTCTTTGTAGATAACTGTTGGTTGTTCCGGTTTAACCCTAATGTAGCCTAAATCTATTTGGTCGGTAAAAACCTGGGACTTTTTTGCCCCATAGAAATAACCTTGGGCAAAACAAAAAATAACAAACAACCCAAAAATTAAACTAATGATATGTGCAATATTATCTATATTCATAATTAAAAACGAGCAAATGGAATCGAACCATTGTTTTGTTGCTGGCAGCCACACGTAATACCATTATACCATACTCGCACCAACATGTCAAGTAGTTTTACAGACCAAGAGCCCGTCGAACTCGTCCGCGCACAATTTGCGACTGTCCGCGATTGGTTAAACAATTTGTTGCGCTATAAACTTGTTCCGCAAAATCTTTTTCTAGCCCAAGCGCTCTTGCTACTTGCAAGGTTGTCTTTTTGTTATTTCCAACAGTGCGAACACCAAGATAATTAGCGATTGCGGTAATTGGGTTATAAATAGAATTTCCTCGCGTTGCTACGATGTTATTGTTTTCATCGAGCGACCAGTTGTAGCTCTTGCGAACAGAACGAAGAGCCTTGTAAAAATTAGTGCTATCTACCATACATTCCTCCAAAAAAGGATATCTAAAAAACAAAAGGGATTATTCCCTGTTAAAACGCTTGTTGAACATCGCTGGGTTGTGCTGCTTGACGAATAATTTCTATTCCGTCTTTAAGATACTCTGTTAACCTGTTAATTTCACCGTCAATCCTGGTTTTTTGCTCATTTAACCCAGCAATTTCTCTCTGAACATTCATTAGGTGAGCTTCGGCTAATTGTGATAGGTTTAATTTCTTTTCCATAACTTTCTCCTGTAAAAATAAAAATTGACATAAGTGTACACCGCAGGTATATGTGGGTCATGTACACGTTGAACCACACGATTGGGTAATGCATTAGATTCAGGATCTCTAGTCGATCACAAACAAATTTTTCGATTTCTCGAATGTACATGACCCTCCAAGTTGCTCCTCAGCATTGCCTGGAATTTGTGTTTGCGTCGATAGATTAAGCCGGGTTTGCGAAACCATGTGGGTCTTGGGATATATTCCCTTTTGCGCGGTTTGGCTACCACGCTGGCAAATCCTTAGTGAAGTTACTCCACTTCTCGTCAAAGTTTTATTCGCACACTGGTGAAAGGTGAAAACCTGACCGAAATGTTTTCGTTGTACACAAATGGACATAACGGCCCGAAACCCTTAATTTGGCTATAGAACAAAACTCAAAATACTTACTAAAAACAATGCGGAAATGGGAGTCGAACCCATATTGTCAAAGACCGTGTTATCCGTTTACACAATACCGCAAAATGATAGGCCCACTATTTATACACTTTTCTTGGGTTTCTTATCTTAATTTCATCTAATTCCGAAGCAGAAACAACAAAATTTTCGGGAAGTTTAGGCCCGTATTGTTTTCTTTGCTTAATTTTATTAAATTTTTCTCTAGTTATTTTACCTATTAGTTCTACTTCTAGTGTAATTGGGTCCACCCTCATAAGCACATAAACGCTAGGATGCTTTTTATTGAACTCCTGAACCTTGATTTTTAACTCTGGCTCTCCGGCCCCAAAATAGGTCACGGTTTTAATTTCAACTCCTTTGAAGTCATACCCCTTGTCTCGCACGGAATAAATATTCTCGTCGATTGGAAGCCCTTTAACGGTGGCCCAGGCCATCTCTCCTAGAACACCTATTAGATGCGGGGCATATTCATTAGGAATGCCGAATTCGTTTTTCTTTTCTGGGAAATAAATGGATCGATTTCTAAAAGAAATATTTTTTGCTTCATGACGCGCGATTGCTGTTTCAACGGCTTTTTCTAATTGTTTTGAATTAAACTTGATTTTCATAGTCAGTAGACGCTCTCAATTCCTCTGGTTTGTAAAGACACAATTCTACGCCAGCTTCTGCAAACATTTCCTTTGAAAGTTTAAAACTGTCGGCCCATCTTGTATTATAGTTAACAACTGAAACAACTCTAGCGATTCCAGATTGTATAATAGATGCCGCGCACACGCTGCACGGCTGAAATGGATATGTGTATATTACCGAATTTTCAAGATTTTTATTTGCAAAAATAATTGCATTTTTTTCTGCATGAAGAATTATTGCGAGTTTTTTGTTTCTATCCAACAATCTATCGTCATCTTTTATACCACGGGGAAAACCGTTAAAACCCAAAGAAATTACGCGGTTTTTATCATCAACGATAACTGCTCCAACCTTCGTAGATGGATCTAGCGACCATTCAGAAATGTGTTTCGCTAGACCCAAAAATCTTAAATCCCACTTCATACTTTTTGTCGTTGCAACAGTTCCGATAATTGTTCTAATTCCATTGGAGAAAGCCCCTCTGCATATCTTGCGTCAGCAGACACCGGCTTGTCTCCTTTTTGGCGAATTATTTGGCAAAATTTTCCGTTAACAAAAAACCCCACTTTGTCGCCAAAAGAATCAACAACCGTTTTTTTATCTTGTAAATAAAACATTATTTTTGTTCCTCCTCGGTTTTTCGCTTTTCAACTTTTATATTTGAACCATATCGATTTGGGTCAGCAGAACCATTATCTAATCTATTTCTTAGTGTAACATAATAGTGCTTATCGTCTTGGCAAATAACCTCGCCGTCTTTTAAAACTACATCAAAGTCCGCTGGATCAACAACCATAGAGGAGTGACTGCCATAGAAAGAAGGGGTTGTAATTTTAACAGATCGATCATTTTTTGTTTTCATTTTTAATCTCCAAGAATACACAAAAATTACCAATTGTATATTGGTATTATACAGAAAATTATATCAAAAGTCAATACACAAATATTATTGTATTCCGGTAATTTTATCCCCGGCTGGACTTGTTGTTAATGTTTTTGTAACATGAGTTGTTGTTCCATCGGTGCGCTTAATTGTTAAAGTTGTTCCAGATATATTATTTTCAAGATTAGCCAGTATCAAAGTAGTTAATGAGTGTTCTGGAGCAACTGTTTCAACGTTAGATACATTCCGTATCAGAACCCCATCGGCAATTTCATTGACCGCATCGGTTGCCAATGCTGAAGCTGTCAGTGTGTTTGATCGCATCTCAGCTACGCTCGCATTTCCAAATGCCCACAATACGATTTTATCTGGACCTCCGTCTTGAGGGTTCACATTCCACGCTCGATCAACTGTCAAAGTTACCGACGAACCACCCGCACTGACAGCATTTGTCACAATTCGAGCTTGACCTACTCGCAACTCGCTAGCATCATCGTTGTAAATTGAAACGGTAGCACCAACCAGTGCTGCTGGCGTAGTTAGTTTCGTCGCTGAATAAGTAACTGTCGTGGCAGTTGAAGAGTTGACTGGTCCATGATCTAAAACTAACTCTGTTTGTAACAAATCAATTTGAGTAACCAAAGTGACCGTATCGACCTGCCCTACCCCGCCTGCGGGAGTGACATCGAGCGTTCGTCCTGCGGTGGTGGGCTTGAGCCAGTTGCCCTTGTCATCGAGTGCCGATGCAGCAATTGATGCTTGGGTAATCGTATTAGCGGCCATTGCACCTACGCTTGCGTCTATGCGACCTGACACGAGTGCCGATGGCAGACGGTTTAGCACTGGCGTAAAGTCCACGTTTATAGCCGCGAACTGTGCGTCTAGGTTTGCACTCGCTAGACCCACTGCCGCTCTCAGCGTCGATTCCGTCAGCACCGCAGTGCCAACCGTGTTATCGACTGCCACGCCGACTGCGACTTGACTGGCAGACGGTACAGCAAGAGTGCCGGTTAGCGTAGCAGGATTGCCGTAGGTGGTTCCACTTCGCACGTTGCCAACTGCCGGAACGCCAAGAATTTGATCTGCGGAAAATCTCTGGTTTGCCGATCCGGTTGGCGAACCCGGTGTGGCGTGTGTCGTTGTGCCAGTGCCAGATGCTACACGCAGGAATAATGCGCGGATAGCAACACGCCCAGCGGTTGAGTCGGTGATACTGCCGGTGTGAAACACGCCATTGGCTGACGATGTCGCAGAGGAATCAATTCCGCTCGATGCCGTGCCGTTTGCTTTGGCTTCGCCGCTGGATGTTATGTTGCCGGATGCGCCATCGTGCCGGATGCCGTGAGCAGTGGGGCCACCACCACCTTGAATCGTCGTTGCCGTTGCAGTAATCGTGCCGGATGTGCCGGTGTGATAGATGCCGAGAGCACTGGGGTTGCCGCCACCACCTTGGATTGTCGTTGCTGTTGCGGTGATTGTGCCGGATGCGCCGGTGTGAAAGATGCCGTATGCAAAGCTGATCAAGCCGCCTTGGATTGTCGTTGCTGTTGCGGTGATCGTGCCGGATGCGCCGGTGTGATAGATGCCGATTGCGAGTTGACTACCGCCTTGGATAGTCGTTGCTGTTGCGGTGATCGTGCCGGATGCGCCAGCATGCCATACGCCGTATGAATTAATGCCGTTACCACCGTCAACATTGCCATTGATCGTTATCGCCGCATTACTCGACGACCCAGCCTGCACTCCACGCTTATGGCTGCCAGTTCCTCCGGCCACCGCACCGTTAACGGTGATCGTGCAACTGACGTTCGTGTACACGCCAGCACTGCCGTTGGCCTCTGAACTGCCATTGCCCGCCGAACCTGTCACCGTGCCGTTGAGCGTCAGCGTTCCTACGCCGCTGACTACGATGCCAGCAGTGTTAGACGTGGTCGTAGACGCACCTGTGACGTTGCCTGTGATCGTCGCAGACTCACCCGCGCCGCAAATTACATCTACCGTACCGCCACTGGTAAACGTGCCAGCGTTGGCGATGACGTTGCCAACAACTGAACGACCATTGCCTAGCGTAAACTTACCAGTCCCGGCTTGCTGGAACGAAATGACCGTAACATCGGTATCGATGACAATAGTGTGACCAGTAGCCGCCACTGCGTCATCGTTTGCACCTGGAGCAACGCCACCGACCCAGGTTGCACCAGCGGAGAAATTACCCGATGCCGTCGAAGTAATCGTAGCCATCAGTTACCTCGCACAAGTGCATCAAGCAAAGGCTGAACAGCATCACGCAAAGCACCGTTTATGTGCCGCACCGGTTCGCCACGCTGAACGACTTTGCCATCTCGAAGACCTACTGGTGTGACGGCAGCATATGCGTTTATGTCGCCATTTGCCCCACGATTAACGGACAGCAAAACCTCGAACGAGTGCTGATCCGGTACAGTAGGATGAAGCAGATCATCGAGAGCCTCGGCCACCTGTTCTACCGTCGCTTCGAGTCCCGCTTGCTCGAGCGGACTGATTTGCTTTCGCGCCGCCTGGGCCAATGCGACCATGCCAGGAACGCCAACAGAGTCTAGGTAATACAGTTGTTGCTGAATCTCTTCGTTGCTCAGGTCAAGACCAGCACCGCCGAGTTGATGCACCGCCCACAACTTGCCGAACTCAATTAGCTTCGAGCATAACGTCGATGCACCGGCATCTCCAGCGATGGCCGCGACTCCGGCCCATGTGTAGAGCCGATTGTCTTCGATGACGATAGATGGATCAGACAACGCAGCAAGCAGTTGCTCGGGCGTTTTGGTTTGCCAAGATGGAACGGATTGGATTAAATTTTGTAAATACATTTTATATCTCCTAAAATATTATACACAAAGCTCCTTAATGTATGCAAGTGTTTTTATCAACAATTATTATACTGCATAATCCAATAAAAGTCAACGGGGTTCTTTAGTATTTTTCGTAATAAGATTTCCAGGCTTTAAAAGAACTGTAGACGAATAAAACGTCATTATTTTTCTTGACAAATAACTAAAACATACTTAAATTAATTTCTTATATCTTTTTTTTATCACCAGCTCCTACATGCCCAGTACCTGCTTTTCCATTTTGGGCCTGGAGTTTGACAGTTGTGTCGCGCCCTAAAACTTTTACGTCGTTCTGGTATATTCTTCTTTATAGACATGTTGGGATCGCCAAAATTAACCTTTACAACATTACCCTTGTCGTTTTTTACATAAACGCTAAACTTCTTAGGCCCGTCAGGAGTCCTAAATGGCTTGCCCAACTTAACTTTTCGCCCCTGATATTCTGCGCCTTCGGCTTCGCCCTCGCCAGATTGTGCGCGTTTCCACGACTCTTTGCTGGGACGATCCTTGTCTCCCGGTTTGGCAGGCCGGTAATTTTTTCCTTCTCGCTCTTTTTTCTTGCGAATATTTTCCCATAATCCAGGCTTTTCAGCGGCAATATCCCACTCTTCTATTTCATTTTCTTCATAATGCACTTCGTCGGCAGAAACATATTCAGATTCGCTTGGAACGTAAAAGTTGTCTTCATCGACTTCTTCTTCAAACCCAAATTCTTTAAAGCAAAACATATAATCAGCCGCTGCTATACCACTCATATCTGCTGTGGCTTGAGCAAGACACATTTCTGTGCGCTGATCAATGTCTGGATACTGCCGTTTCATATCTTCGCTGGCAACGCAACGCGCTACAATTTTATCTGTTTCTTTCATTATCTTCTCCAATGATTCTTTTATTTACGAAAATTGAATGTATCAACACCGCGCACCGAGCCTTTCCGACAACTCGACAATCGTTTGCGGCATTCCCGGTTGCCGTATGATCTGCGACTGCATACCGATTGCCGCCGCTCCTTCAATGTCTCCAAACGTCGGATTGGCTGTGACCATCAACGTCTCTGCTGGCGTAAACCCCAAATCCTTTTGGATCGTTCGATATGCGTCAACGTGCGGCTTGTAGACGCGATGCTCTATCAGGTCTGTTATGTGATCCCAGCCAATGCCATTGAGTGCAGAGATGTTATCGAGCATCCCCCATCCTCCATTACTGAGCGTTACACACTTATAACCCATGCGCTGCAACCGTTTAATGCCCTCCGCTGAATCTGGATGCGCCTTGAGGTTAAACCACGAATCAGGAAATTTGAACGGTGTAAAATCCTCTTTGCGCACATGATCAACGTATGCTTTTATTTCTTCGTGGCTTATTCTGCTCATGTCAAAGACCGTTCCGAAACAATCAAACGCTATGCACTTAATCTTGTTCATTTTGTTCTTCTTCATTTGCTGGCACAATTTGCCACTTGTAGTTTTCGCACCCCACTATCCGCAACTCGTCGTCGCGGAATCCAAATCGTCTTAAAACGTCAAGCTCAATCGTCAACTGCTCTCGAATCGCTTTTGGTGTTGTTTTGATATGCCCTAAATCCAGAACCTTCATCTCTACTCCGTTTGTTTCTTAATTATACACAACAGTAGACGTTTTCTTCTCCGCTAAGTTGCAGGAGGCAACAAAAAAAGCCAGTTTGGGTGTCAAGGCACTGGCAAGCCCCGTCGCAACCTAAGCTGCGAGTGCGTAGTTTTCTACGTCATTTAAAACATTAATCGAGTATTTAAGTGGCCTCTCGATCAACCACTACATGCAGTTATTAGCTACGCAACCAATCGATACTTTTCAGGCCCATCAGAAGTAATCTTTTTGTCAATATTGCTTGGCAAGATTACTCTTGGTGGACCTGTTGGCATTGCAGCCAAGTCTTGTTTTGTTTCGTTAATAACGTCTACATGTTTACTGGCTTGCGCCAGATTTTATTCTTCTGCTATTATATCACCAAAATCCCTGGTTAGCAATGCCACAAACACATTTCCAGCGGTATTTACCGATAAATATTGTACAGATCCGTCGCATCTTAAATTCATACACCCACCAGAGTGAAATCCATACATTTCGCTATCATTAGTACAATTCATATTGCAGTTTCCAACAATAGTTGTAGCTCCGGCGCTATTTGTTGAGTTTTGCAATCCCTGCGCGTTTGCTCCATCAACACTAAAACCCCCATTGATATCGGCCCATCCCCAACCGTCAACAGTAAAAAAAGTATTAATTGCAGAGCCGCGAGGATTTAATGATTTTCTTCCGGATATATACATAGTAGGACGACCCGCATCTTCTGCAACGCAAACCGTATTTGACAATCCATCAGTTATAGCAGCAAGTTTAACGCCAATAGGTCCACGACCCATTGCCCCCATAACCTCGCGAGATCCAAGAGAAGGCAATCCGTTAGATACAAACGCAGCGTTTCGTACAGCATTAACAGATCCATAATCCGAATGTCCAAATACTGGCTGTCCATATGTTACTCCGTTTGCCACATAAAATTGTATTGTTGGCAATTCTCGCGGCTCTGGTGCAGACGGACATTTAAATGTAGGTATTTGCTGCGTTGTTACTGTAGCATTATTTTGATGAAACCAATTTAGATTTTTATCGTAACTTAAATAGTTGACATTTTGCTCCATTTGCGGCAGCACCATCATCATCCAAGATTGCTGAAATGTTGGATTGGTTGTGGCAATTCTGCTGGGCGGCAACATTTTAAATGCGCTTTCATAATTAAGCAAAGCCAAACCAAGCTGTTTTACATTGTTGCTACAACTCATTCTTCGTGCAGCTTCGCGCGCCGCTTGAACCGCTGGCAATAATAAACCAACAAGAACTCCAATAATGGCAATTGTTACCAACAATTCAACAAGCGTGAAACCTTTTTTCTTCATAATCTTCTCCATAAAAGTTTGTGACACATACTAATTTAGTATTATACAAACAATCAAGGGCGCTATTATAACCGTTAAAGAAAATTAACTCAAACTTAATATATTGCCATAGTTAACAAGTTGTAATTTAGTTCTTCCTGCACACGACCCATTACTAAATAAAATGCCGCCTTTTGCAAAAATTCCAGCATTTATGTAGGATTTTTCATCATGAATATGCCCAAACAAATGCATTCTAGGTCTTATCTCTTTGATTTTATTTAATAAAATCTTATCACCGGCTTGCGCTGGACGATCACGATCTTCATAATCACTACATAAATCCAATATACCATGCGGTGGACCGTGTGTAATTAATACATCGGTATCCGCTGGTATCAAACTCCATACTTTATCCATATCGCTACGTCGCAATCCCCACGCCCAATTTGTATAGTTATCATGCAGTCTTGGCGTATACGGACTGCCCCAAAACTTATATCCATCAATTTCAATCTCTTCATTGATTAAAAGATGTATTCCGGCATTTTTAAAATCATCTGGCCTAACGTATCCAATACTCATAGCAAAATCATGATTGCCTGGCACAAAGATTTTAAATTGTGCCGGGACTTGTGCAAACCACCCGATAAAATCTAAAATTTCATTGGCGTTCATTGCTGGATCTAGCGAATTGGAAACATCGCCCGAATGAATTATTACGTCTGCTTCGGTAGTTGGCGTTAGATAACGATGAAAACCATGCGTATCGCTAATGTGAAGTACTCGCAGCATTATATTTTCCAAAGGCAATAAATTTTTTCAACGGCAAATCCTAAAAGGCTTAGGACTAATAATAACGCAAACTCAATTGAAAACCCGCAAATACACCCTATCATCTTAGTCCTTGTGGCAAATAACAACTTTAAAATCGTAGTCAACAAGCTCATATTTAATAATTCCGCGAATTATCTCCCAATTTCCACCGCCAAGGCCACACCCAATTCCATACGGAAAATAAATAGTTTTTGGAATTTTCTTTAAGAAACGTGCCGCACCAACTAAATCTCGCAAACACATTCTAAATGTGCCGTATTCTGTTTTGCGTGATTCTGTTCCATACTCGTATTGTGCAAATAGATTGGCAACAAAAAGTTTATCATCAATATTCACCAAATTAACTGTTCCTAGCGGCAACCAATCTTCTACAAACGATTGCACTGTAATTTTATATTCTTGTTGTGCCGCAGGATATTTGCGAAATATAGCTCCGGCAAGACCACCAGCAGCGCCCATACAATTAACCTGGTGGCAAACGATGCCCTCTTGTATTTTAAGAATATCTTCTTTGATTACTTCAATATTCATCTTCACTCCCATAAAAAAACCGCCACTATCATTATAGCAGCGGTTGTGCAACTGTCAACTATTTTTTTGAGTTTTGTCTCAAATTATTCTTCGCCAGTAACCTTAATACTAAGCTCTCCCGGCTGAGGAGGAGCAACCGTGTCAACAAGAACAAAACTGAATTCGCGAGCTTCGCTACGATTTCCAGCATCGTCAACATCTACAAGAGTTCCTGTTACAACAGCATTGTCTTCTCCAGTAAATTCTGCTGTTTCTACAACATCGCCAGCCAAATCTACTTCGTACAATACATCTGCAACGCTAAGTCGTACCTCGCGAGATACAACATCTGATGCGCCAGCTTGTGGCAAAACCAAAACAAACTTTAACATACCATCATCTCCTTGCCTTAAAGATATAAAAACTAACCCAGGTTTTTTAAGTCTTAAAACTTTTAATATGTCTTGAAACGATTTATTTATCATTTCAAAATGAAAATACAGAAGCATAGCTAAAAAACTAGCTGTTATGTATATAAAAGTTTTATCGTTAAACATATTCATCATCATTTATTATACACTGATAATGATCAGTTTTGAACCGCTTTTTTTCGTATTGTAGTTCCCTTTTGCGCCACGGCGTTTTTTAGCAGCCATTCGGCTTTTTCTTGTTTTCTTGCAGCTACTCTTTTTGCTTCGCGACGTTTTGCTTTTAATTCTTTTCTTTGTTTAGTTTTCTTTTTCATTTACCAACCCTTTCAAGCCAAATAAATCCAATTTGAGATCCTGCATAGCACATAAAAATAAAAAACATTGGCCATTCTTTTTTTATAGCATAAGATATTGCTATCCATGTATATAAAATAAAAGCTAATATTAATGGTAAAGTAGTCATTTTAGTATAAAAACGCCCCATTAAAATGTTCTTCCAAAAAATCCCGTAATTCCTTTGCATCTTCTGCGTTTCTTAATGCGTCAAGCAACTTTTCTTGACTAGCCGATTCAAAGTCTTTAATGTGCCTTCCAGCATAAAATAACTTTTTTGATTTGTCAAGCATTTTGCCCACAAAGCCCTTAAACTCTTTGTTATTGTTCCAAAATTCTGGATCTTTTTGTTCTATTGTCATACAAAGCGCTGTGCTATAAATAGAAAACTCTAAAGCTCCACTCATCCTGTCAGAACGATCACGATTAATGCCGTTTTGATAATCTTCTAATGCGACCATGCCACCGCCAATATAAGCAGACCATTCGTCTAAAATATATAGTGGCTTGTCGTTCCAATCTTTCGCGCCATTCAAATAATTATTATATCGATATCCGCGAACCGACTGTGGAATAAATTGTCTTACATCATCTTTTTTTATTTTAGGAGATGCGGTATAAAAAACTCTTTTTTCCCCGGTAATATAAAAAGCGCGTTTTTTTCCAAGCGTTTTATTTGCATAATATGAATTAATCATATGAATATTTTCATGAGCGTTTGTAGCTCGTTCATGTTCGGTAGAAATATTAAATGGAGTTCTAATTAATATTTCTTCATAATAAGTTTTTGATTGCGATGCCGGTATGTCAATTTCTTGTGAAAAACAAACGCCAGATATTAAACATAAAAACAATAAAACGCGCATAATTTTTCTCCTTGCGAATTGTGTATATTTAAGTATACACAGTAAATATCCTTAAAGTAGCCCGTTTAGGTAACGCTCCTAATCTTTTTGCTTAGAAGGCAAACGTGCGATCTTTCACACTCACAGGCCAAACAATGAAAGAATCACTGCGGGAGTTTGGTGATCCTGCGCGTTCGTCTCAATGGATCGGGCAGGATTCAAACCTGCTTCTTGCACACCGTTCTGACCCTCGGCAACGTAAACGACTTACGCCGACGGTAGTTAGCATCTTCGTTTGTCAGCGTGTTCTCACCACGCCGCCGACCCAAAACTGACAAACCATTGAAAGACTGTACTGAAACAGTTAAATGTTATGTACCTAATCCCGTTCAGTCGCATTAAAAAGGAGCCTTCTCATCTTCAACTTCAACTTCTTCTCCATTAAAATATGGTTGAAGTCGTTCAAGATCAAATGCTTGGGCCATTTCGTTCATTTCTGGAGTGGCTTCCTCTAAAGAAAATTCTGCCACATAAAACTTGACACGACCTTTTTGTTGCGGTTCGCTGCGAGTTACTCTAAGCAAACCTTTATAAATTTCCCATGTTTTTGTTTCTTTAGTAAAATCTGTCCAATTTTTTAGACACGACTTGTCTAATTGAAGACAAACCGGCTCAAACTCTTCGCTATTGCCAACTTTCGCTAGAGCATAAAGATTAATGGTAAAATTACCACCGGCACGATTAACCTCTTCCTTGATATCTTCCCATTTGCCCTTGGCAATGGTTCCGGTTTTTGTTCTAACATTTAGTTCGTCCTTAACACTTTTTATCGTATTGGAATAAATTCGGCTTGAACTTGCATCGTTCCAACCAGTAACGGCAGATCGACGATCCAACATCAGCATTTCTAAACTGTCTACGGTGGCATTTTCTTCTCCATTCCAATAGGTAAACACGCCCTCGCTACCATTCCAATTCAACCAATACTTTACGGGGCTTTTTCCACGAACAGCACTTTTCATTGTTCCACGACTCATAATTAGTCCTTCCAAAAATAAAACATTATATTAACAAAAATCTACTCAATCTTTGTTGTATCTTTTGATACTACCATCAGCCGCAATTAAAATCTTTTCTTTGGCGTTTTTAGACGCACTAATTTCATCTATCGATAACTCAACAATTTGATCGTCGTTTATCGTTATTAATCTTGACCTACCATATATTATAGCCTCATATTTGGCTTTTTCAACTATATTTTGTATTTTTTGTTCAAAAAGTTTTTGCTTTGATTTTTTTAATTTTTTGCTAACTAGCGGAAAAGCTAATGTCGCAACAGCAACCATTAATGTTAAAACAATAATTAACTCGATTAACGAAAACCCTTTTGCCATATTTATCTATTCTTGTTAAATAATTCTGGTGGGTTTCCACCCCAATGCTTTCTTACACTGTCACGTTCCGGATCGTCTTGCGACCAGCTTTCCCTAAAATATTTTGCAACCATCGTTGTTTCGTTGTTGATATTATCGACAATTCGATGTGTATACTTTACTTTGTACCATCCGTTGCGTTTAATAATATAATTTCTTATACGTGAATCATCGTCGAGTACAATAAAGCCAACTGCTCTAAATTCACTTTTATTTAACCCTGCGGCGCTATACTCTTTCCAAAATATAATTTGATCAAATTGGCTCGTTTTTGTTCTTATATGATTTAATTCTATGAGATCTACACAAATTTCATTATCGGTTTTTGTTATTGCAAAAGCTAATAACAGCAATAGTATACTATGTATATATCCCATAATAATGCCAGGTTCTTCCTGACGGAGAAGTGATTTGTATTTTCAAATTGTCTTCTTCATCAAATAGTTTGAAAGCGCGGCGTAATTCTGGTTTATTATTTGTTATACGCAAATAAAACCCATCTTCTTTTACACTTTTTGACGCAAACTCTCCAAAAGCAAAGTTAATTTTATCGTTTTCTGCTCCAGGAATTGCAAAAATAGCCATGCCCCACATTTTAGTTCCGGTGCAAATGTTATGAATCATATCGGCAATAGTCTCAGATGCCACTTAAAATCGTCCTTATGTTTTTAAGTTTATTTATTTCTTTGTTATACGAAATCGATTCGTCGTCTATTAAGTTTATCATAAGATCTACCGTTTGCAATATCAAGCATTTATTTGTATGATATTTTGTCCAGTTTGGAGTCAATTTTATTTCTTTGCGAGGATATCTGGCTACTTGAACCGTATCATTAATTATGTTGCGGACCCATACATATTCTTTATTTAAATCAACAATTTTTCCTAAATTAGTATAGTCTCCATTTTTTAACTCTCTTTTATCTGTAGCTTTTTCTATTAACATATTGCTAATCGTACTATGATTAATTATTTCTTCTAGTTGTAAATCCGCAATTTTAATATAAAAATCAACCGCCGATTTAATTAGATTGATTTGTTCTTGAGTTAAATTCAATGTTTTCATTTTTTTCAAAATCTCCACACCAATCTGTTTCTACCACTATAGGCCATCGCGGTGTGCCATGTACGGAATATACCGGGGCGTGTCGCCTACAATCTCCGCGATCATCGTCTAGTGAATATTGTTTAAAGTGCTTACAATTTACGCAGCAAGTTTTTGTCATAACGATCTCCTTAAATAATCTAAATCTTTTATGATTATAGTTCTAATCCCAATTATGGCAAGCGTTATGCGGACTAGAACGGCAGCAACCCAAGCAGCTTCATAAACTGCTCGACCTGCTCTTGGTCCTTTGGTCCTGCTGTTCCGATGTCTGCGCCCTGGACGTACCACTGCGGGTCTTTGCCTGGGAAGATGCACTTCAATTCCACCTGACACGACTCGCAAACCCAGAAATCCGGTGCGCGTTCCTTGAACCCCATCTTTAGGAGATATTCTGAGCTGATTGGACCCGCAACGTATGCCGGTTTGGGATCGTCTAGTATCCCGCGATCACGAACACTTTTGAGAACAACTGCAATATCCATTGCCGCTTCGTACTCCGGCCCTAGTGCGATTTGTCGCCCGCAAAAATCCCACGCCCGCACCCATCGAGACTTCAAGTCGTTGCCGGTTGGC